TTTCTTTCTCGCGAGCAAGCTTTCTTTGCTTGTTAAGCTCTTCCTCGAGTTCGGCTACACGAGCGTTGAGGGTGTCAACACTCTGATCTCCAATAGCGGATTCGCTATGATCTAGAGATTCGGTAGCCACAGGTGCAGCTTCTTCAGCGTGGTCGGCTGTTTCTTTCTTTTCTTCTTTAACCTTTTCTGACATATCAGATTTCTCTTCCTCTTCTTCTTCCTTTTTCTTCTTCTCTTCTTCCATGTTGCCGCAGCCTTCGCCGCTGTCAACTACTTCCTCAGCGTGATCCGCTTCTTCTTCCTTTTCTTTCTTTTCCTCTTCTTTATCTTCGGCGTTATCAACTACCTCTTCGGCGTGATCTGCCTCTTCTTTTTTCTCTTCGTCGTCGTCCTCTCCTTTTCCTTCTTTTTCTTCCATGTGCTTTTTGAGTCCTTCTGGCATTTCGCCATAAGAAGACATGTCCTTCTCCATCATAGAGCCGGCTTGTTTCTTGAGAGCCAGTGCTTGGAAGAGCTCGTCTTCGTCGTACTCGGCAGCTAGAGAGGCAATTTTCTTGTCGTTATTCTCCATTTCACCAGAGATATCTTCTTCGCCTTCCTCGCCAGCAGGCTCTTCGCCTTCTCCTTTCTCATCACCCATGCCTTCTTCGGCAGGAGCTTCTCCTTCTTCTTCAGGAGCCTCAGGTGCCTCTTCGCCACCCTCGTCCTCTAGACCCATGTCATCACCTTCACCTTCACCCTCAGGGGCTTCAGATTCGGCTTCTGGGGCCATCTCTTCATCTGTTTCTTCGTCGGCAGCATACTCCATTTTATAATCGGCAGGAGCACCTGTTTCATCGACTTGATTGCCGGAATCGTCATAGACGGAAGGCTTGCCTCCGCCGATATTGATGTTGACGGTCATAGAACCCTCGGCATGATCAACGTTCTGATCTACCGAGACCTCCTTGACGGTTTCGTCAACGAGCTTCTTTTTTCTAGTCATAGTAGATTTGTTTGTTTCTAAGGCTTCTTTAAACGAAATAATGGTCTCCCCTTCTTCTGGGGATAAATTGAGAATCTTTTCTTCGTTAATTTCACCTTCGGAAAATGCGGTCAAGCCTTTTACAGCTGGAATAGAAACTAGCCCAAGGTGGCGAAGTGCTAATTTTCCGGGGTGGGGATTTGTCTCCGCCTCGGGTAAGTAGAACGAGCTACTTACTTTCTTAAACACTCCATCGCGAATTAGTTTTTCAGCCTTGGGAGTAAGTTCTACGTTACCCCATAAAGCTTTACCTTTTCTCCAAAGATTTTTTACCCAGCCTAACGCGGGAGTTCCGTCTGATTGATCATGCCCGATAATAAGAGGGGCCTCGTGATCGCCAGGGACATAAGTACCGACGACCTGATCTAAGTCCTCCTCTGTGAACATCAATTTTTGTCCAGTGGAGCTGATCTGAGGACCAGCTCTGAACATTTCGATATGCACAGATTTCTTCTTTTGTTGAGAAGTTAGAGGTTCTTGAGCGTTTAAGACTTCTTTATTATCAGACATTTTCAGTTATCAGATGGTAGTAGCGTTAAGTAGATAGTCGAATCTATCAACGTTTCTAGAGAAGGTATCCTGTACCTGAGCAACCTGACCAGCAGGTGTTCTAACTACAGTAACAACTAGACGCTCAAGCGTTGGCGATGTAGCCACGTAAGCATCAAGTCTTAGAGTTCCGTTTTCTAGATCGGCTAGGGAATTATTAGCATCAGAACAAACAACCAGATATGCTTGCTCTGGCCTTGCACCAAAGAGGGCACCTTGGCGATAGAGTTGGCCCATTACCTGAGAGGCGATGGATTTGGCTCTAGCGTAGAGAGTACCAGCGGAGTCGATCTGTTCAAATAGTACGTCATCAAAGCTTCTGGCCATAACGTCGAGAAGGACATTAAGGATTGCTCTGGTGTTAACATACTTGAATAGAGCATTGGGGCTCATTGTTCTTGCACCCCAAGCTACAATTCCTCTATTGGGTAGACTTCTAATTGGATTGAGGCCTAGAGGATAAGTAACTTCTTGTTGCTGAGCAGTGATATCAAAGCGAAGGCCAATGGCTCCTCTTAGTGGATATCTTGCGCCAGCAGGCGCTTGCTGGAATCCTTCGTTAACATATCTAGAACATGCAATACCAGCAACAAATGGGCTGGGAGGTACGAAGCGATCAGAAGCGTTTTTAATATATGGACCATAGAAAGCGGCATGGCCGAATGGAGCACCTGCGATAGACTTGATATAAGCAAGTTCATCTTGTACTTCACTCAAGGAGTTTTCGTCTCCGCCACAGTCAATGAGGGCAATATGCTGAGTACCAGAGATACCTTCGACTTCTCCAAGTTTGCCTTCGGCAGCTTTGAGAAGAGATTGGGTAACTTTGACTCTTTCAGTTCTTGCTTGAGTCTTAGTCATTCCGCCGACTTGAGCTACAAAAGATCCAAATGCTTCAGGAGCGAATAAGAAACCAGGGCGATAGTCGCCAGATCCCATACCTTGCTCGATGGCATATACGAAGTCTTGAGCACGAGCCTTAGCAGAAAGCTTGTAATTTACAAAGTCAGCAGCTTCGTCAGGAGAATTAACTCTTCTAACGTTATCGTCTTTCTTGCCATAACGGTCGAGACCGGGAACAACAGGAGAAGGGATACCGTTCTTAGAAGTGATCTTCAACTTAAGAAGGTAGTCATGACGATAATAGCCATTAGCTTCAGAGCTATCAAGGTATCCAATGGTATTGGACGAGAAAGCAGCAGAAGGAGCCGTGAGTACAACGAACTGGTCGTCGCGTGTAGGAGCCTGTGCAAGCTGGTATCTTACGCCAGCAATGACAACAAAGTCTCCGTTTTGTAGCTCTTCAGTGAAGTTTGTGGTTACGATCTTATAAGTCTGAGCAGAACCCTCAGTGGGAGATGCTACAGCAGCAGAGCCAGAAGCTCTTACAGAAGCTGAAGTATCACCGAATACCTCAATAACCTCGTAGGTCTTACTATTAACTAGTAGGTTCTGACCAGGAGAGATCTGAGAAAGGAATAGTGAACTTGAGCCAACAAGACTTAAATCGCCGTTTGCTTGAGCCGCAATTGTAACAGTACCTGATAGGTCGTTACCAGAGGAGCCAGAGATCGTGGTACCGGATCCGGCATAAACCAGAGTTCCAGTAAGTTTTGAGCTAGTTGCCGAAGCACGAAGCTCAGGTACACCAGCGGTCGTGATATCCTTAGAGATTGCAACTGCGTTATTAGGAGCAAATTCATTAGCGCTCAATCCACCAGAAGTATAATCAACTGCAATGGATTCTACATCGTAGAAAGCATCGAGTTCTTTACTCTTAAGGATCTCAATTAAGCTGTCTCTGATATCATCAGTAAGCTCTGCAGGGGTAGCGCCATTAGCAATAATAGCTCTGTTTTCTCCAGCAACGTTTACATAGAAGACTTGAACACTGTCAGGAACGTATCCACTTCTAGTTACGTTACCACCAGTTGAAGTAATTGTGCCGTTAGGAGCGGTATCCGCATCGGAACCGTCAAATCCTCTAGCAAAAGCAGCAGATCCATCCCAACGGAAGTATCTTGCTTCGCTATCAGGCCACATTACTTGACCAGCTTTGCCTGTTCTATTATCAAGAGTAATAGCAACTACTTTTCCAGAAGGAATATCGCCAATTGCACTGTACGTCTTAGAATTTAGAAGGAAACCTTCAATAGCATCAGAGAGTGCAGCAAGCTTAGCAGCAGCATTAGGAGAGGAAGGATCGCCACCTTCGAAGTCGTACTTGAGCCTACGAACTCTAACACCAGAAACACTAGCGGTAGTGTTGAGGTTAACAAAGTTTTGACCAGCACCGGCATTAGCAACGGCGTCTGCGTTAGTTGCAGCAATCTTAAAAGTATTACCGCTAATAGCGGTTACGTAATAAGTCTCGCCAAAAGTAAGTCCAGTCTGGGCTTCAACGCCGATACCGATATAAGCAGCCTGGCCAGGGTCAATACCTTCGATTACGACGGAGTCACCGGCAGCAAGGGGGTCTGCAGCGGTACCAGGGATGCTAAGAGCAGCAACACTAGTAACAGAAACGGTGTCATTTGTAGTTTCAGTAGCAGTGACAGTAGTAGTCTTACTTACTTCTTCTAAATATGAACCAAGAGCCGCACCAGATACTGGAAGAACTGCTTCTTGAGTCGCAAGGTCTCTAGAGACGGGTCTGAAATTAAGCTCCTTCATAGGAACATAAGTAGAGATCGTCGCAGCATCAGTTGGAGTTGCGAAGGCAGTATCAGAGATCTGATAGCCTTTGAAGCTCGAGATTCCAGGAACTACGCGAACGTCTTTAGAATAAATTCTAAATGTAGCAGCTTTAGCCTCTTCGTCAGTTTGCTCAATGCGATAGTAAGTACTGAAATCGGGATCTTCTTCTTTTAGATATCCAACAATATCGAAAGCATTATCGTTAGGATCTAGCGCAGTCGTGGTAATGCCTCTGATAGCTAAGCCATCGGAGTCATTAAATCCTAGGGACTTATCTCCAAAGTAACGGTCGCCTAGCTTTAATGAAAATAGGTTCCAACCTGCGCCTTTGGTAATAACTACCTTAAGTTCAGGTGTGGGTGTAACTCTGGTGTAATATAAAACACCGTTTACGCCTACGTTTTCAAAGAAAGCATTTACAGCGTCGTAAGAGATTACGGACTGAGAATTGTTTTCAGCTGTGGGGACACCACCAGCTTTTTGAATGTAGTCAGTGAGAGAGCCAATTTGTGTTGGCTTATATGGAGGGAGGGATGCGTAGCTATCAACGGGTTGATCATCATAAGGATCCGTTGGAGTGGATCCGAAGATGTAGCCAATGGCATGAGATGCCAGGGGCTGAGGTAATCCGCCAGTTGATGACTGAGTAACAAACACTCCAGGGCGCTGTAGAGCGCCTACATTAATGTTTACAGGATTAGCCATAAATTAA